TTCAATTTAAATTGATAGGTTTTTAACATGATAGAAAAGAAATATATATTTTATGTAAACACAAAAATTGCTACAGAAATAGATAATTTTTGTAAAAGAAATTATTCTCACAATGAATTATTGAAGATGATGAAATATGATCTAATAGATAATAATTATTATAATTTTTTTAAATTTACGATATATGATGATAAATTGTATATTTTATTAAAATTATTATTTGGGGGTCAATTCCATTCGTATACTCCGCTGTATTACGAATTAAATGGTAGGCGTTAAATATTAATGATTGACATAATAAAATTTCAATGTAATATGAGAATAACTTAACTTGGGGGTTTAGCATGGTGGTAAAATATATAGAAGCGTTAGAGAATGATAATAGTAGACTAGCAAAGGAAGCTATCTTAGCGGCCGCCTGGTCAGAAGGAGCGGTTAACCTGTTCGCCGGGTTTAAACTGGCATATGATAGTATGATTACATTTGGGGTAAAACAAGTGCCCGAAATTGTGGATTTGGATGACGCTGAAGGCACTTTTACTTGGCAGGATTTTTTAAATTTATCTGAACAACTTAGAAGCAGGCAACTTACTGGTAATGCAGCCCGCGACGCGCTTCGTCATGCAGCAGAAACATGCCATGCTCTAACGTGGAACAAATTCTATCGTAGAATTTTACTTAAAGATATGCGTTGTGGTATAAGTGAAACAACAATTAATAAAGTATTAAAGAAAATTGGTAAAACAGATAAGACAGCATTAAATTATGTAGTTGAAGTATTTGAAGTGCAGCTTGCGGCGCCCGGCGAATTAGAAAATATTACTGGTGAACAATATTTAGATGTTAAACTAGATGGTGTTAGAATAACCGCTATACTTGATAAAAGCATTAATGCAGTCACTCTTTACACTAGAAATGGCAAAATTAATAATAACTTCACACAAGTTGAACAAAGTCTTCTAAAATTAATGGAACAAATTCCGGGCAGTATAGTTTTGGATGGCGAAATGAAAAGTGAAACATTTCAAAAGTTAATGAAACAGGTTAATAGAAAGAAAAACGTAGATACAAAAGATGCTGTATATTGTGTTTTTGATATTGTTCCTCTTGATCATTTTATGAAAGGAATTAGTAAAATTCCTCTTAGAGAAAGGCAGGAAGCACTTGAAAGCATGGAAGCATTATTTCAAGAATTTTGCGTTCAAAGCGATAAACCAAATGTTGTGGCTATACCAAAATTGTTAACTGATTTATCAACCCCGGAAGGCCGCCGCAACATGTTTGAATTTAATCAAGAAACAATTGATGCAGGCTATGAAGGTATTATGGTCAAGGATCCTGGCGGGTTTTATGAGCGCAAACGAAATAAAAATTGGTTGAAAGTAAAGCCCATCATTGAAGTTTCCCTTACAGTTAACGGTGTTGAAGAAGGTACTGGCAGAAATTTGGGTAGAATGGGTAACCTAAACTGTTCGGGACATGACTTAGGCTATCCTATCCGTGTGTCTGTTGGCAGCGGATTTAGTGATAAAGAACGTGATGAATTTTGGGCTAACAAAGATTTAATTCCCGGGCAAATAGTAGAAATTATTGCAGATGCTGTTACAAAAGACCAAAGCAATGGTGAATGGTATAGCCTACGTTTTCCTAGATTTAAAACTTTTAGGGGTTTTGAACAGGGGGAAAAAATATAATGGATTATTATAATTTTCGACCAAAGAAGATAAACAACATAGAATATTGGCGTTTATCAAATGACTGTTATGATAATAAATCTTGGTTGTGGCGTAAAATTAAAGACAAACAGCATGGATTATGTTTTTTGGGAAAAGATTATCATGAAATAAAAGAAGAAATTAAAAGTATATTGTTCAAATTAAAATTATCTGCGGTACATGCAACTTATGTTCAAAGATCATATGTGGGTATGGGAGATGTTGAACGCAGCATTTGGTTTTCAAGTGACGAAGATTTCAAAAATGCCGTTGATTTATTAGAGAAAGAACAAGTTAATGAATAATTTTTTTAAGGACAAGCGTATAGGATTTTGTTGTAAATGGAAGGGGTGGGATGAAGAAAGTAAAAAACTAGAAAGTGATTATAATTTTAAAGGAACTACTCTAACGTATATTAAAAAATTAAAAACTCGTAAAGAACAATTTGAAAAAGTTTATTATTTAGTTGAACATAATTTAAAAAGTTTACATTTAATATTTGATTGGCTTGGTAAACAACCAAAAACCCTAAGAATGTTTAGAATGGGCAGTGACTTGCTTCCTTTTTATACTCATGATGATTTTTTGTGGGTATATAAGGAACAACCCATGTTAGATCTGTTACACAAAGAGTTACCCGTATTGGGAGATAAAGCTAGAACAAATAAAATTAGATTAAGTCTTCATCCAGGGCAATTTTGTATTTTGAATAGCAAAAGCTCTGATGTTATTCGACGAGCCGTAATGGAATTTGAATATCATGTTGATGTAATGCGAATGATGAATTTTTCAGGTTGGCATCCATATGGCTTGGAAATCAATGTTCATGGTGGTAGTAAAGAAATGGGCTTAACTCCGTTATTAGAAACCATGAAAACATTGTCTGAAGAAGCTAAGAATTGGATTAGTATTGAAAATGACGAATATTGTTTTGGTATTTCGGATTTGCACCGGTTAGCAGACCAATACGCAATTTTATTGGATGTTCACCATCATTATATTGCCAGCAAAGGCGAATTTATTGACGTTAACGATGCAAGGGTAATCCCATATTTGAATTCTTGGCGTGGCATAACCCCGGAATTACATTTTTCTGTTTCTCCTGAATATGTTCTTAAGGAAAATATAAGCAATTTACCGGATTACAATTTTTTATTAAGTGAAGGATTTTCTAGAACAGATTTAAGAAAACACAGTGATATGACATTTAACCAAGCTACAAATGATTGGGTATTGAGTTTCTCCGATACATTTGATATTTGTGTTGAAGCAAAGCATAAAAATTTAGCCAGTGTTAATTTGTATAACCGCATGATAAAACTTGAATTAAATACTAATAGATAAAATAACCAGATTTTAATAAATATCTAAAGTATTTAATATTATGGAATATTTTTTAATGTTTGCTTGGTTAAAAGACAATAAGGATGCTCTTGCGACATTTATAGCGATAGGGAGTATTATCGTTACTGGGGTAGTTTGGACTTTTAATCATCAATATAATCAATATATTAGAATAGGGATTTTAGAACAGAATATAAGTACGTTGCAACGCAGTTTTGCATCGTATCATAGAACTTTATTGCTCACAGAATTGGTTAAGGTTGATCAAGAAATAGCGGAACTTCAAGAGAAAAATACATTAAATGCAGAGGAAAGATCAACACTTGTTGATTTATTGGTAAAACAACAGGTATTAACCCGAGAAATTGCCGAAATAGGAGCAGCTAGATGAGCATAGCTAATGAGATAATAATGATGGTTACTGCCGCAAGTTTTGGCTTTACGATCGCAACGGGGATAAATTTTACTTATTTTGAAAATATTACAACGGAAACAAAAAATCATTCTAGCAATGAGTTTACTGCTCGTATCCCAGATTTTTGGAATAAATATGCAGATATACGTAGAGTGACCGATAATGTAGTTAAAAAAACACATAAACATGTGTTATGTGTGGTAATTGATGCAGATGAGATTTGTGTTCCCAAAATAGAATAAATATTGAACTTATCACATAAAAAATATACTTTCATATTATAAACCACAATATGGAGTTTTAAAATGATAAATTTAAACGCAGAAGACATGGCCAAACTAAAAAGATTGGTATCTCTTGGTGTAACAACAAAGCAGGAAGTAAAAGATTTAAATGATAGTCTAAAAGAAACTTTGGATGAAGTTACTAAAGACTTAGATCTTGACAAAAAAATAATTCGCAAAGCTATATCTTTGGCATTCAAAGCTTCTCAAAAAGGAGATAAGGATCAACTCGTTGAAGAAGAACGAGATACATTAGATGAAGTTTCTGCATTACTTGACACTATAGGCAAAATGTAAAAGTCATTACAAGTACGGATTATAATAAAGGAAGTTTAACTTCCTTTATTATTTTATTATTTTTCTAAATAGTTATATTGATAAAATTTATTTTAAAAGATTCAGCAACCAACCAGGGTAAAAATCCTTCTCGGACTAGCTATGAAAAATTACGCGAAGTTATTTCATTTGGAAGCAAAAAAGACGGTGGCCGACAAATTGACGGTGCCGAAAAGAAACATTTGGACTTTGTGTAACGTATGGTTTAAAGAGGTTACACAGAAAAACAAGTTAAACGACTTGATGAATAGTAAATAGGGGGTAAACAAAAGCACATGACGAACGGTATAGATATAATCAAAGCAGTTAGAGATATGCTTAGTGAAAATTCACTAAGTATTCCTAATGAAATATATGAATTTTTAGATGAACTAACTCCAGATGATGTTGGCCGAGAGATTTTTGAAGGTGGCTGGATCGTGCGCTTTGAAGGATTTTCGGATGTTTGCATTGCGGATGTTGAAGACCGATTAAAATTGCCCGATACGGATAATAGACATTTGGCAGCTTTTGAAGATGTGTTTGACGAAGTACTTCGTCAATGGGTAAAAGAAGAAGGCATAGAATCAATAGATTGGGGTTTTGTTGGAGATGAAAATTATCCAATTCAATATGCGATATTTTTTAAAGGAAACTAATGAGTGTCATAATTATTGATAGGCGTTTAAATTCAAAAGTAAAACATCTCGGAAATAGGCAACGTTAAAAAAAAAATAAATTCATCAATAAAAGATGCTATTAATAATAAAACATTTGATGACAAATGGCCAAAGACTTACAAAAAGCAGTGCTAAAGCATTTACATATTTAAAATATCTTTGGAGGTACAATGTTGTGTTGGAAACTATTGATCCTGTTACAAACTCTATCATTAGTTCAACTTCTATTTAATAATGATTAAATTCTAATGCTGTTATATAATCTAAGTTAAATAGAAAGGATTAAATTTAGATGTATGTTGATGCGTATTATTCAAAAGAAGATAATGAAATATGGGTAGTTGAACGGCACAAAACAAAGCGCGAATACGTTAATTATCCTATTGAATATGTAACTTATTATGATGACCCAAATGGCAATTTTAAAAGTATTTTTGGAAATAGGGTAAGTAAATTTTCTACTACTTCATATAAAGAATATCAAAAAGAATTAAAATTATTAAATAATAAAACCCAATATGAAAGTGATATTAATCCAATATTTCGTGTATTAGAAGAAAATTATAAAGGGTTGCCTTCTCCGGAATTACATGTAGCATTTTTTGATATTGAAGTAGATTTTAATCCACAACGCGGATTTGCTCCGGTTGAAGATCCGTTTAGCCCAATAACTGCTATTTCTGTTTATTTGAGTTGGATTGGTAAAAATATTACATTATGTTTGCATCCCGATACATTAACATATGATGAAGCACAATCATTATTGAATGGGTTAGAAGACACTTATATTTTTGAAAATGAAAAAGAACTTTTAGAAACATTTTTGGAAGTAATTGAGGACAGTGATATTATTTTGGGATGGAACAGTACTAAGTTTGATATTCCGTACATTGTTAGAAGAATAGAATTAGTATTATCAAAAGAACATACACGAAAAATGTGTTTATGGGATTTACTTCCGAGAAAAAGAAAATTTCTACAATTTAAAAAGGAATATACCACATATGAATTGCATGGGAGAGTTCATATGGACTATTTAGATTTGTATAAGAAACATTCCATGCAAGAACTACATACATATAAACTTGATTATGTTGGTGAAATAGAAATTGGTGAAAATAAAATCCCATATGAAGGCACATTGGATGATTTGTGGAAAAAAGACTATAGAAAATTTATAGAATATAACAAGCAAGACGTTATGATTTTGGTTAAAATTGAGCAAAAAAAGAAATTCATCAGTTTGGCCAACCAACTTGCTCATACCAATACTATACCAATTCCAACCACTATGGGGTCAGTTGCTCTAATAGAACAAGCTATCATTAATGAAGCACACGCCCAAGGATTAATAGTACCAAATAGAAAATCAACAGATGATAAAATAAATGATGTTGAAGAAATAGAAGAAGAGGACGACGATGCTGATTCCAATGATGCAGTAGCAGGTGCGTATGTTGTTGATCCTAAAACTGGTATACATGATTGGATTGGATCTGTTGACATTAATAGTCTATATCCGTCAACTATTAGAACATTTAATATGGGTCCCGAAACACTTATTGCACAACTGCGGCCAACTCTTACTGAAGAATATTTGAAAAGAAAAGTTGCTGACGAAAATATTTCAATGACCACCGCATTACATGATTTATTTGGTACGTTGGAATACCAAGAAGTAATTAAAAAATCTAATACAAAAATTTGGATAGACTTTGAACAACCAGAAAAAGAAAGTTTTGAACTTACTGCTCACGAAATTTATGACTTAATATTTGAAAATGATAGTGGTTGGTGTATTACTGCAAATGGTACCATCTTTAAGACTGATAAAGCTGCTGTCATACCAAAGCTGTTGGGTGATTGGTATGCAGACCGTAAAGTTATGCAAAAGAAAAGTAAGGAATTATTTGGTCAAGTAGATGACGTGCCCACAGAAGAAGAAAAAAAGAAAATAAAAGATGAAGCAGAATATTGGGACGTTCAACAATATTTGCGTAAAATTCTACTCAACAGTTTATATGGGGCGTTACTTAATCCATACTGTAGATTTTTCGATAAAAGAATAGGGCAAAGCGTTACATTGACCGGTCGTTGCATTACCAAACATATGGGCAGTAAAATTAACGAAATTTTAACTGGAGAGTATGACCATATGGGAGATGCTATAGTATATGGAGATAGTGTTGTTGGTGAAACCATAGTTGAAACAAATTATGGGCCTATGAAAATAGAGGATTTGTTTGAACAATGTAGAATACGCTGGGCTGCAACACATGACGAAGAACGTTTATATTCTGTAGACAAATATTTTAAAGTTTTAACTTATAACCCTGCAACAGGTGAAAACTATTATTCTGATATTGATTATGTGTATAAACATGATACCGATAAAGATATGTATGAAATTGAGGATGATTACGGAAATAAAGTGATTGTCACAGAAGATCATAGTATAATGGTTGAGCGTGATGGTGAACTTATTGAGGTAAAACCCATTGATTTAATGGAAAGTGATAAATTAATTTCATTAAAATAATTAAGTATAGTTATAATTAATAAACTATACTTATTAAGTATTTTTACGGGGATAATTGTATCTGCATAATAAGGAAAAATTAGAATGAATAGAAAAAATATTAATCGTTTAAAACAGGCATTATATAATGCTCCTAGTGATAGCCTCACGGATAAATTAAAAGAAAGTATGTTAGATAGATGTAGGAATGAAATTATACATCAAATAAATCGAGACGGCCCAACGCATGATGGACATTTTTCTATTACGACATCAATTTCGTATACTGATTTAAAAAATGAAATTATAGCTGATAAAACAGATATTGGAGTGTTTATTAAAGATCAGTTAAGTAAAGAAATTCCATATACATTTACCGTTATAGTAAATTAATAAAATGATTAAATGTTTGGAATGTGGGTTTGAATCATCTAGATTGCAATGGACTCATTTTAAATATAACTGTACTGGAAAATTTAATAATGGTCGAGAATATATGGCCGCCTATCCGAGAGCAAAAGTTGTTTCAGAAGAATTAGCCAAAAAAACTGCCGTTACTTTGGAAACATTGATTAACAAATGGGGCAAAGAAGAAGGTGAAAAACGTTGGCAGGTTTATAAAGAAAAACAAGCTAAATCAAATACATTCGAATACAAAAAAGAAAAGCATGGATGGACTAAAAACCAATTTGATGATTATAATAAATCAAGAGCAGTTACTCTATCAAATATGATTGAACGCCATGGTGAAGAACAAGGATTAGTTAAATGGCAAGATTATTGTGATCGACAAGCATTCACCAATACATTAGATTATTTTGTTGAACGAGAAGGCAGTAGAGAAAAGGGTTTAGAAATTTGGTTAGCAATTAATCAAGAAAAATCAAAAGTTCAAGACCCCAAATATATTATGCAAAAATATAACGTATCATTTGATGAAGCACTAGAAATATTGTCTGCTCAACGAACTGCTAGTTTTATTTCACAATCAGAAAAAGATTTTGTTGATTGGTTAGAAAAAGAACTAGGATATGAATTTAAATATACATATAAAACAAGGCAATTCTGCAAATGGAGTGATAAACTTAATCAACCAGTATTTTATGATATTGTAGATCCTTATTTAAAAATTTGTATTGAATTTAATGGCGATTATTGGCACTGTAGACCAAAAGATTGGTTTAGCCGCCGCAAAGAAATACATCCATATTTTAACAAAACACCAGAGGAAATATGGCGCCATGATATTAAAAAAAGAAAAATAATGAAAAAACTAGGATATAGATATATTATAATATGGTGGAGTGATTGGAAAAATGGGTTACATAATATTTTATCGGAGATAAAGATATGATTTTGGGCGTAGGGTTAGATGTTATTTTGCCGCTATTAATAGGTGTTATAGGCACCGTAGTGACATTCGTTGCATATAGATATGCAATTAAAATAACAGAAAAAAATAATAAAATAGAAAAGAAAAAAGAAATACAACAAATTATTGAAGAAATTGACGTAGTCATTGATGATATAATTTTTTTATTAAAAATTAAAACACCAAATATTTTAAAAGTTTTTAAAACAACTGTTGATTGTACAAATTATTATAAACACAAAGGACAACTAAACACTTCCTTTAATGATGATATTATGGTAGCGATAACTGAATTATTTAATATCGAACAAAATAAATGTATAGTTGATTTTAATGATACAATGTATGTTAAGAAAAGAAAAATTAAATATATCAAATTTAAACTTGAATTGAAATATAAATCACATTTATGTATGAAAGGATTCAGCCAATTATTTTATGATTTAATCGTAAAATTGCGTGCAATTGAAAAAGAACTAAGTAATGGTTCTATTGATATAGAAACTGTAGAAGCACATTTTGAATCGATAAAAGAAAATTACAAATATATAATATTCAACAATAAAGCACAGGAAGTATTAAATGATAAAAGTATCTAAATTAGGCAAACTCAATAAACCAGTTTATGATATTTCTGTTAATAAAGAAACACCATATTTTTACGCTAATAATATATTAGTTCATAATACAGATAGTTCTTATTTTAGTTTAGATAGTGCTTTGAAAAATAATAAAGAGTTATCCAAACTATATGAAAGTTTTGATATCAATAAGGATTCAATGGTTTGTTTATATGATGCGGTGGCGGACGAAGCAAACGCCAGTTTTGATGGATTTTTACAAAATAATTTTAATGTTAATACTGAATTTGCGGTTATTAAAGCCGGTAGAGAAATTGTTGCAAGTAAAGCTCTATTTATTAAAAAGAAAAGATATGCTGCTCTTGTATATGACAAGGAAGGCACAAGAAAAGACAAAGGCAATAAACCCGGCGAAGTAAAAGCCATGGGGTTAGATCTGAAAAGAAGTGACACGCCAAAATATGTTCAACAATTTTTAGAACATATTTTGGAATTAGTTCTAACCAATGGTACTGAAAAAGAAGTAATAGAAGAAGTTAAAAAATTTAAAACAGAATTTAGAGATAAACCGGCATGGGAAAAGGGAACACCCAAAAAAGTTAATGCATTGACCGATTATACAGCAAGATACAATCAGAGTAGAAACCCCGATGAATTAATGGATTTACAAGCTCGAATGGTTAGAGTAAAAACTACAAAAGAACGAGACAAAATAAAAAAGGATATAGAAAAATCAAGACGTATAACTGTACCAGGGCATGTTATGGCAAGTATTGAATACAATAAACTACGAAAAATGAATAATGATCAATATTCTATGCCTATACAAGATGGGCAAAAAATTATTGTCTGTAAGTTAAAAGAAAATCCAATGAATGTTAAGAGTGTGGCGTATCCCATCGATGAAACCAATTTACCAGACTGGTTTAAGAAATTACCATTTGATGATGAGTTAATGGAAGAAACAATAGTTGATAAAAAAGTATTTAATTTATTATATGTGTTGGGTTGGGATTTATCAATGGCCGACAATTCTACGACTTTTGGCGACTTTTTTAGTTTTGACACATAAATTTATAATTTGATTTAATTTTTCATTTGCTTTAAGTTAACGTAAATTGCTGTAGGAAGTGTGATGAAAAAAATAATATTATTAGATGTAGATGATGTTTTATTAGATTGGTATTCTGGATTTAAAAGATATATGACACATTTGGGATATATTGAAAATGAAAACAGAGAATACGATCTATCAAAGAGATTTTCTACCACAAAAAAACAGATGGAAAAAATAATTAAAACTTTCAATAAGCGTTGGGAATTTGGTACCTTGGATCCGTTACCAAATGCTGTTGAGAGTTTAGCAAAATTAAAAAAATTAAATTTTTCATTCGTAGCTATTTCTTCATGTTCAACAGATCTTGCGACAATTGCCCTTAGACGAAGTAATTTATTTTGGGTATTTGGCGATGTATTTGAATCCGTTCATTGTATTAATTTGGGTGAGAGCAAGGAAACGCACTTGGCAGATTACAACCCAACTTGGTGGATAGAAGATAAATTTGAAAATGCGTCGGCGGGATTAAAATATGGGCATAAACCCATATTGATAAATCAACCATCAAATCAAGGCAAATATCATGATGACATACTAAGAGTAAACAATTGGTGTGAAATTTATGAACACATAACAAATAGTGACTAATTTAGAACAATATATTATTATAAATGAAATTAAAACTTTAGGAGGTTGATAATGAGAGAAGTTATTTCTGATGTTGTAAAGCATACAGGTGGTTTAGGATTCATTGATATTGTTAAGATAACAGGGTCTGATACTGAAACTAAAATTGAAGCAATGGATAACGATAAAACCGTTATTGTTAAGGGCAAACTTAATGAACCATTGGCTGAGTTTGAAGGTGAATTTGGAATGGGCAATCTATCATTAATTAAGGGGTTGGTTGATCACGCTAATTTTAGAACAGATGGGGCAAAAGTTGAAGTAATACGAGAAACAGACCCAACAAATGCTAATCAACAAATTCCAACTGAGATGCTTTTTATAGACGAGCAAGGGCAAGATGCATCATACAGATTTATGAGCACACAACTGGTTCCTTCGCAAGCCAAGTTTTTGGGAACAACTTGGGATATAACTGTTAAACCAAGTAAATCCAAAATTTCCGAATTTTCTAGTTTTGCAAGTTTATATTCAGCTTTCGAAACACTTTTTATGGTTGATGTTCGTGAAGGAAATTTGCGTTTTAATATTGGTGATCCGAGCGGCAATTCACATAAAGCATCTGTAATTATTGAAAAAGAAGTTGAAGGCAAAATGAGCGCCGGCCTTTATTGGCCAATTTCGCAAGTTCTTAACATATTAAAATTGGGCATTGATGAAAATGTAAAAATGAATTTTAGTTCAAAGGGCGCGCTAATGATTGAATTAAGTAACGATATTAGCAGCTATCAATACATATTACCAGCCAAAAAGAGATAAAATGAGCAATTTAATAGAACTTAAGTTAAAATATGGTGTAGTTATTATTCAAATGTTTAGGGATAAGGCACCCAAGCATTGTCAAATAATTGAAGCACTGGTTAATGGCGGATTCTATAATGGATTGAAATGGCATAGAGTGTTAAATGGTTTTATGGCGCAAACTGGGTGTCCGTTTGGCATGGGAACAGGTGGTATTAATTATAAAATTCCAGCTGAATTTAATAATTTGAAACATATCAGAGGAACAGTTAGTATGGCTAGAAGCGAAGATGTTAATTCGGCTTCTAGTCAGTTCTTTATATGTTACAATATTCATCCCGATTTGGATGGGAAATATACCATTTGGGGGCAAGTGTTGGAAGGTATGAATTTTGTTGATCAAATAAGAAAAGGCGATCAAAAACAAAATGGAATGGTTAAAAATCCAGATATAATTGGATATATGAGAATGATAGAGGAGTAATATATTATGATGGATAATGGTAAAAAAACAATGATTTGGGTTAAATTTCAAAAAGAAGGTATTCATCAATATCTTGCTGCACTTGAAGATCCAAAACTAGCTGGTGTGTCTTTTTTGGGATATCCGCATCGACATATATTTCACTTCACGGTTGCCATAGAAGTATTTCATAACGAACGTGATATAGAATTTATTCTCTTTAAAAGAGAATTAGAACAACTATATGGTAATAGTACTCTATCTTTGGATAATAAATCCTGTGAAATGATCAGTGATGACTTGGCGAACTATATTCAAACAAAATATCCAGGTAGAAGTGTTGAAATAGAAGTAAGTGAAGATGGAGAAAATGGCAGCAGAATAACTTATCCCAAATTTGCGTATAAATCTGTTATGGAAGAATAATATGAATATTTGGATTTTAGCATTGGAAAATGTAGAAACTCGGTATACATGTGAATGGTTTTATTCTATACCAGAATCAATAAAAAACAAGTTAAACGAAATTAACAAATCCGCAACGGTTTCAACTAACTTTATTTCTATCACACCCGTAGATCATAATATCATTACATTAACAGGAAACATTGATAAACATGAAACAACCAACGGTGCATTTTTAAATTTTGCTTCAACTAATATGTGGAAATCAAGCCAATTAGAAAAACTTGCAGGTTATTTTTCTAGAGGAGACATAATCGATGGTGATCAATTCTTAATAACAGATGCTTGGAACCCTTGTATTTTACAACTTAAGTATATGATTGATTTGTTGGGTTATCAAAATTGTAAAATTCATGCGATATGGCACGCCGGGCAATATGACCCATACGATTTTTTGGGCAGGTGTTTGCCTGATAGAACATGGGCTAAAGAAACTGAAAAATCATTATTTTATGCTATTGATTATAATTATTTTGCTACAGAATTTCATGTTGAGTTGTTTAAAAAAAATGTTTTTGACAATTTATTACCCGATGAACTGAACAATAAAATATGTTTATCCGGACAGCCACATGAATATATGGTAGAAACTATTTCAAAATTTAGTCATATGACAAAAGAAAATATTGTAGTATTTCCGCACAGGGTAGCCCCTGAAAAAAATACAGATATGTTTAGGCATTTATCTAACAAATTAGTTGATTATGAGTTTATTGTATGCCAAGATCAAAAATTATCTAAACCGCAATATCATGAAATAATGGGCAAAAGTAAAATAATGTTCTCGGCAAGTATGCAAGAAACTTTAGGTATCGGAGCAATGGAGGCCATACTTGTGAATTGTGTCCCATTAGTTCCGGATAGACTGAGTTATTCAGAAATGTATATTAACTTTTTTAAGTATCCCAGCCAATGGACAGAAAGTTGGGACCTTTTTATTGCAAATTTGGATAATATCACAGAACTTATACGTGAAAAAATATCTAATTATAATTCTAAAGAAACAAAACATGCAATCAAACAGCAAAAAGAAATATTATTGGATAATTATCTTACTGCTGATAATATGTACAATAAAATTATGTATAAATTGGAGCCGCAATAATGGGTTACAACAATAAAATTAATGTTTATGAAGAAAATAATATTTCAATTTTATTACATAAGTTGCGAGAGTTTAGAGATCAAGTAGATGTCACCAAAGATGTATCAGAAGTAATTGATAATCTACAAAACGCGGTAGACTTGGCTCGCAAAAAGCAATATGAAATGGAAGTTATATCTTTTTTTGCATTCTTTTCAGATCATGAAACTATTAATGAACAGCGGCGACAATTATTTTTTACTACCAAAATGGTGTATGATGATAAAATAAAAGAATTATTAAAATATTATGAAGAGTCGGTTCAATCAAATGTAATAGCTACCTCAGTATCTAGATCAATAGAAGGTAGGAAAAATACTGGCGCAATTGCAGATTTATGGCAGCAATGGACAAATTCTTTTAGAAAATTACGAGCAATAAAAAGGAATAATAATGTTTAAATCACCGTTTGAATAGGTATACAAATACCTTTTACATTCAAATAACTAAAAAGTATTAATATGGTGTTGAATTTGATTCACCTTCATGGAATAAGACTAGAAAATATGTTTAAACGGAAAAACATACTATTATAATAAATCCAAATATATATTGAATGGCAAAAATAGATTAAAAATATTTAAAAATAACTGGTATAATGTTATATACAAATGGGAGTCTGAATTATGAAATTAAAAGTACCCTTCTCTTGGTGGCCAGGTCATTGGGGTCTTCGTGGTGAAATACGAGATCGCGCAAAAATCTATTACGAAATTGATAATCCATACGATCAAGAATTGGCTATTCTTAAACTTTCAATTAAAGATGCTCGAGAGTTGAGTTTAGCTAAATTGGGTTTAGATATAAAATACAACCGTATAGATATTATTGAATTTGAAAAAGAAAAAGCCAAAATCATATATAAAGATGATGAAAGACAATTCAATTTAAAAATGCTTGAAATACAATTTAGGTTTGAAAATATGCCCGAGCTTACTTATAAAAAAGAAGTAGCAACATTAAACAGTGAACCCTGGGTTGGCATTTTATCAAGTTCATATGATAAAAAGCAGGGACTTGGTGGGTTAGAATTTGAATTAGATTGGAATGAATTTTTTATTATCTTTCTAACAGAAAATGGCTACAAGGGAGTAAATGATCAAACTGTGGTTGAAGAATGGTTTAATGATTTATGCAAAAGTGTGGTAGCCGAAGATGGATTGGATGAATATTTATCTGCAATGGAAAATGAAAATCTATCGTCAACGGGAATACTGCCTGTTATTAATAAAAAGGATTTGGGCGGCGATAGAAGTGAATTTTCGTAATCTTGGTTGACAATCTTTTAAAAAAATGTAATAATACATTATTCACTAATATAAGGTAGATCGTCATGTCTAAGACATTTATACTGATTGATTTAAACAATCTAATACATCGTGCAAAACATGCTACCCAACATGGAGATGTATCAATAAAAATTGGCATGAGTATGCATATACTTTTTAACAGCATTTCAAAAATGTGGAAGAAATTTAAAGGAACGCATGTTGTGTTCTGTTTGGATGGCAAGAGTTGGCGTAGAGAAGTTTATGAAAGTTATAAACTAAGTAGGCGATTACAGCAAGCTACTAAAAGTATTAAAGAACGAGAGGAAGATGAATTATTTTATGAAGCATATAATGATTTAATTGCCTTTTTGACTGAAAAAACTAATTGTTCAGTATTAAAAAGTCCGGGGCTTGAAGCAGATGATTTAATCGCATGTTGGGTTAAAAAACACCCAGATGATATGAACATTATTATTTCAACTGATAGTGATTTTTGTCAATTACTTGCTGATAATGTTGAGATTTATAATGGTGTTACTAATATGCGTATCACGGTAAGCGGCGTATATGATGACAAAGATAAATTATTTGAATTCACTCTAAAGAATGATGGAAAAATAAAAGTAGGAAAGGCTAATCCGAACTTCGTACCAGCAGCTGATTGGATTGAGTGGGCAAAGTTTTCTAAGATTATTAGAGGCGATGCTGGCGATGGGATATTCACTGCATATCCCAAAGTGCGCCAAACGTTATTGCGTAATGCTTTTGAAGATAGAAAAAACAAAGGCTATATTTGGAATAATTTGATGTTACAAACGTGGAAAGATCACGAAGGAAATATACATCGTGTTTTGGATGACTATAATCGTAATATGATGTTGATTGATCTGGTAGAATTACCCGATGAAATAGTAGAATTGGCCGCTGCTGTGATTGATACCGAAATAACAGCTAAAAATATTCCTAATATTGGTATTTGGTTTATGAAATTTTGCGGCAAACATGATCTAACTAGACTAGCCCAATATCCTGATCAATTCGTACAATTTTTGGCCGCAAGGTATGAATAATGTATAAAGCCAGAGATTTAAGACGTTACCACAGACGAGTATGGTTGCCAAATAATGCTAAGTCTATGATACTGGAGTTTAAGAAGCAATTACCGTTTGTTGATTTGACGGCTCATGCTGCTAAGGAAATGGCTAGAGACAAAGGAGGGATGATTCCTCTACCAACTAAAGAAGAACTTTTTGATCGAGATAACGAATTAGTTGAAATATTTGAGATTTTACGTAATGGTAAACCTTTGGGGATCGCACAAAAATTAGTACTTAGAGCAAAAAAGCTAAATAACTTATATGACTATGCATATGTAATAGCCAGAGAAGGGTATATTGTTACCAGTTGGGCTACTCACAAAAATGATAATCATAGACTGACAAAAAGTTTATATGAATATTATGTTCCGGAAAATTTAAAAGATGAAATTTATAAAAAAATACTTAATGAGTAAAAATACTCAATGAAAAAAACAGAAATAAATATTCAACCCATAACCGCATTTACTAAAAGATACGAAAATGCAGTTGTATCAAAAAGCAGAGAAATACGCTTATCAATAGAAGAAGCAGGGTTATTGAATGCTGCAATGGTGAATCTGTTATCAAATAATATTGATGAAATATTAAAAACTATTATATCATCCGATAATAGTGTTGAAAATCAAAATCAAAATCAAAATGAAAATGATGTTATCGAAATAAAAATGGATGCTGGGTCATTTAAAAAATAATAATAAAAGATAATGCAGGAGACATATATGAAAAATAAGATTTTCGTCTTTAGCAAGGCGAAATGTCCTTATACTATAATGATGAAAAAATGGTTTAAGGATAGGAGTATAGAAATAGAAGAAATGGCTATCGATGACTCTATTGCCCGAGAACTACTAATTAGATATAATTTAGATGAAATTAAATCGCCCCACTTAATAATGAATAATAATTCAATTGGGTCATATATGGATTTGGTAAAACAGGAAAGTTTTGTTTTTCACTTGTTGGGATTAAATAATTCTCAAGAATAATAAATCAAATAACCTTAGAAAAATAAATATAACTATATATAATTTTTAAGGATCGAAATGTCTAGACCAAGTCCAGTAGTATTATTAGAATACACCGAACCAAAAACATATAAAAGCGAGCAGATATTAAAATCAAAAGCAATATATGCTGTTTTTTATGATGGATCGCCGATCAATTTACGAACTGTGAATAAATTGGTTGATTATCCTGGACCCAAATATAAAAAATCTAGTTTTTCCAATTCAGGACATGCATTTAACCTTTCGGATAAATTAAATAAATTATTCAAAACAAATAAATTTGGTGTTTTTAAACTTATAAGTGGTGAAAAAATAACAGAAAAATCCAAAGAGGATGATGATGAATAAAACTCAAAAAATTGTTTTTGATTTAATAAAAGATGCAATTTTGCATGACTATCCAATGATAAAAGATAAATCTAATGTGCAATTAGCAAGATTAATTTTTAAAAATTATAGAGAAAACACTGGGTATAACAATTTGAATTTAACCATTATTGGATATAACTTTTTAAAAGACAAAATAAAATTTTATGATTTTAACCTATATAATACACCCTTTACTACCGAACACATCATTTGGTTGGATCGAACACAGAAATACCCATACCATTATAATGAATTTTCAAATATATTCAGCACCAGTTGTTTAAATTTATCAATGCAGTTAAAACTTTCTGACGGGTATCTTAATATTTAGCAGCCCATGCCCATACAGAATTTCCACAATCCCAATATCTATCCCAGCCATTATTACTCATATTTTGCCATTCGGTCAAATTACAATTAAAATCTTTTAAATTTTTTGACAATTTATGTTTTTGATATTTAAGTCTTGACTCCAAGGTAATATAATTTTTTGTATAATAATAATTTGGAGTTGCCGTATTAATTTGATAAAATCCTAGCTTTGAGTAAAAAGACCCAAAAAATGATCTACTAAGATCGCAATATGATATACAGTTAACTGCCTTTGTCGTTTTTGCAAAATACTTAAAAAGTTTAGATCCTCCGCCTACTATGTTAATGTTATTTTTTGAACAAAATCTCAATAACTCCCAATCATATTTTTTATTGTATCTTGATTTCCCGAAACTCATTACTGATACCAATTCATTTTCATAATACAACCCAAGACAAATTTTTGATGGAACATAATTTTGAAAATGATAATTATTTAGAAATGATATTTCATCTTTTAATTCAACATTTTTAATAATACATTTTCTTGCATATATTTTTTTATTTAATTTTAATAAAGTTTTGATTTTGTTTTCTACTTTATTAAAATTTTGGTTAATATCAATGTCTGTAAAATGAATGAGCTTAACTCCGTTTTCATATGCTTTTTTTGATTTGTTACGATGATAATACTTATTTTTTCCTTTTGATTCCGAGTGCCAATAAATTCCATTTATTTCAAAACCTATTTGATAATCGGGGAGATAAATATCAATTTCCTGTGGGAATAAAATTGATTTATCTTGTATAACAATATTTTCAACACCAATAGATTTAATTAACTCAATTATTTTTTTTTCTTCTTTTGATTGAACGCAGGGTTTCAAATCAATATTTAATTTATGCAGTTGTTTAAACAACAGCCAGGGCGAAATGCCCAAATCTTTAGCTAAATCATTTCCCGAAAAACTTTCTAAATATTTTTCTTTTAATAGTTTTTTCGAGTTTAATATATTCCAAATATAGTCTGATATATGTGATTGAGATGCTCTACCAAAGCCATATTTTGATAAATGTGTTTCTGTTATTTTATTCTTTATTTTTTGAGATTTACTCGGATTAGTGTAGCCATAATTTAATAGATTGGTATTCTTAATTTTATTTTGAATTTCTAAACTAGAAAAAGGATTATCAACCCCAAATTTTAACATAAGTGAATTTTTAATTTTTTCCTTAGTATCTGGGTTACTTAATGTACTTTTAACCCCGTACCTTTTCATATTGGTTATTTCTATTTTATTCTTCCACTCGATTGAATTAGCCTTGCATTTTTGTGAACAATATGTTCTATAATTTTGCATTTTTTCACTCCATTTAACCAAATTACCACAATAACACACTGGTTTATTTTTTTGGTTAGATTGGTAGTGCCAAAGACGATGCCTTATGGATGGGTTGTCTTCATTAAGAAATTTAGTTTTTTCTATAATTTCATTAAATAATGCTTTATTTTCTGATTTTCTAAAAAAAGACGAAAGGTTGATATTTTCAAACATATACGGTCCTCAATGCATACGTTTTATTTATAGTACTGGGTATAGGAAAAAGTAAAATTTTTTAATTTTTGTGTGTTGACATATATCATATAGATGCTATTGTAACGGAGTAGTTAGGCAAACGAAAGGAATTAAATATGTCTAAGAATAGTGCTCGCGTTGATAGCATCACGCTAAAGCCCAGTGAGTTCAAGGCCGCGCTTCAGCACGCCGCCTCAGTTCGTCGTCCGGTTTTCATATGGGGTCCTCCCGGTATTGGTAAGAGCCAGATTTCTCGTCAGGTTGCTGATGAACTTGGCTTCAACTTTTTCGAAGATATCCGTCTCAGCCAGATGGACCCCACTGACCTTCGTGGTATTCCGGTGCCCAGCACCGATGAGGATGGCAACGCTGTTGCTCGTTGGAGCCCGCCCCACTTCTATCGACGCCAGACACTCAAGGAAGGTGGCGGCAAGGCCTTCTACATGTTCGACGAAATGAACTCTGCTCCTCAGAGCATTCAGGCCGCTGCTTATCAGATTGTGCTTGACCGTCGAATTGGTGATTTCTTCCTCGGTCGCGAAGATTTCGTTATGGCTGCTGGTAACCGTGAAACCGACCGTGGTAGTACGTTTAAGATGCCAACCCCGCTTATGAACCGGTTCGTTCACTTGGAACTTCGTGTGGACTTTGATGACTGGCAGGAACACGCTCTCAGCAAGACTTTCGACAAGAACGTTGTGGGTTATCTGACCTTCCAGAAGAAAGAACTGTTTGAGTTTGACCCCACCAGTGCAAGTCGTGGTTTCCCAACTCCTCGTTCTTGGGAGTTCGTAAGCGATATCGTGAAGAACAGCCCGAACCTCGCCGAAAACGTATTGCTCAGCTTGATTGCTGGTGCTGTTGGTGAAGGTGTTGCGATTAAATTCTTGCAGTATCGTAAGACCGCTGCTAACTTGCCTAACCCCAGCGACATTCTTTCCGGTAAGATCACCGAGCTCAAGAGCAAGGAAATTTCCGTAATGTATGCGCTTACCACTGGGTTGTGCTACGAACTTCGTGAGGCACATGCCAAGGCCGAACGCGAGGGCAAGATTGAGGATTGGTATAAGATGGGCGATAACTTTTTGAGCTTCATGCTTGATAACTTCCAACCCGAACTGTGCATTCTTGGCGCTCGCACCGCATTGGGTATTTTTAGGTTGCCGCTATACCCCAACAAGCTCAAAAGTTTTGCCGCTTTCGCAGCGCGCTATCAGAATTTGATCCTCAAGGCCGGTTGATCGACGGGGTCCAATCAGCGTAAGTAAGATGCCTAACTTGGGGGAGGAAACTCCCCCAACCTTTTTTAGGCAGTTGTATGAAAAAACGAGAGTACTTTTTTACAGGACCAACTAATCAAAAATTGATTAGTGAAGTTAGGCGATATTTCATTAATAAACTGACCAAAATAATAAAAGATTCTCATAAATGGAATTCAGAATCAATTTATAGGGTATATTCTGAAACTTTTTCTGGAACAGTTATGGATAAATTTTACTTTTATACGAAAATAATGATAGAAGCAATAACAACACATAACTTAATTGGTATTACTGTAAGTTTGGCAATAGGTATGTTCACCGTATATGCTTCGAAAAGTAACTTGGTATTTTTGAAATTAAGTCAGAAAAATTTTGAGGAAAGCTATTTGACAAATTTCACAGATATGCTATAAGTAATAGAGTAAAAACATAGGAGAATGTTATGGTTGATATGAATGATCCAGTGATTGCTGCAATTGTTCAGGCTCGTGTTTATCTCTTGATTAACCACGCTTTTTTTGGTAATCTTGCAACACGTCTTGAATTGGTTGATGCAACCAAATGGTGTCCAACCGCTGCGACCGATGGACGCAAATTTTATTATAACCGAGAATTTATCAAAAAGTTGACAAGGCAGGAACTGGTATTTCTAGTTGGGCATGAAATTCTTCACTGCGTATACGACCACATTGGTCGTAGATCATCTCGTGATCCGCAGGTTTGGAATATGGCCAACGATTATATTGTTAACTATACCCTAGTTAAAGAGCGCATTGGCGACATGATTAAAGGTGGCCTTTTTTCGGAAAAGTATACTGATGAGCTTACTTCAGAAGAAGTGTATGAAATGCTGAAGCAAAATTCGGTTCAAATCCAAATGACAATCGATATGCATTTGGAAGCTAATGGGGACGGCGATGGGGACGGCGATGGGGACGGCGATGGGGACGGCGATGGCGACGGCGCCAGCGACAAGGATGGAAATGGTAATGGCAAAAAGACCGTAACTGTTTCTGTTACTGGCGAAGATGGTCCGCCAAAGCTTACCGAAGCTGATTTGAACGAAATTCGCAACGAAGTTCGTGCTGCGGTAATCAGTGCTGCTCAACAGATTGCAGGCAAAGTTCCGGCTGGCATCCTGCGACTCATTAAGGATATCACTGAGCCAAAGATGGACTGGCGTGAACTGTTGGAAATGCAGATCAAGAGCAGCATCCGAGATGACTATACTTTCCGTAGATTGAGCCGCAGAACTTGGTCAACCGGTTGCATTCTTCCGGGCCAGGCAGACAGCGAAACGATTGATATTGAAGTATTTATCGACGTTTCGGGTTCTATCTCGGATGAAATGGTGAGGGATTTCTTGGGCGAAGTCAAGGGTATTATGGATATGTTCCCCGAGTTTAGACTTGGTGTCGCTACCTTTGATACCCGTGTGTATAATTATAAGGTGTTCACACGGGATAACGCAGAAGAAATCTTGGGGTACCAAATCAAGGGCGGCGGCGGCACCGCATTTGAAGCAGTATTTCAGTTCATGGAAGATAACGACATTGAACCAAATACTATGGTAATGTTTACCGATGGTTATCCTTGCGGGACGTGGGGCACCGAAGGCTTTTGCGATACGTTGTTTATTATCCACGGTAGCGAAAGCATTGTTCCGCCCTGGGGAAGCTATGCGTATTACACCGACCATAGAGCAAAGAGGAGAAAGGCCTAACGGCCTTTCACCACAAATGGATAAAATTGTTAAATTTCATAATCTAGAAATACCTATTAAAGAATTGCATGATAAAAAACAAAATGGCATAATACCTATAACATGGATATATACTTTTTTTACAATTAATAACTCGGATGAAATAGATAAAGTTTTAAATAAAGTAAATGATTGGTTACGCAAAAATACCAATCACCGGTATTATACAACTTATACAAGATTGACCGATGGCGACACAAATACCATAACAGATATTTTTAATATGAAATCAGTATTAATAATATATTTTGAAAATGCAGATGATGCATTTTATACTAAGATGGTAGGGTTAGACGCAATATTAAATGAAACAAGTTAATTATATAAATGCAGATATTTTAACATCATCTGACAACCTATGGGCACATGGCTGTAATGCGCGTGGTAAATTTGCATCAGGCGTTGCTGGATTGCTCAGGAAAACATACCCGTATTCATATGCCGGGTATATGGACTATTATGCAAAAAATGGGTTACAACTAGGCGACGTTATATTCGCAAAGGGGGATAAAACCCAACCAATAATAGCAAATTGTATTACGCAACAAAATTATGGGCGTGACGGTCGTCAGTATGTTAATTATGAAGCAATAGAAAAATCCATCAAAACGGTAATGCAATATGCAGATGATAATAATATTACCAATATCACTTTGCCCAAAATAGGAGCGGGACTAGGCGGCGGTAATTGGAGTTTTATTGAAAAAATTATATTAAACATCAATAACTTACATCCTATGGTAAATATTAATGTATATAGTTTATGAAAGTTGAAAAATCATGAAAAACTTCAAAAGAGCGTTGCGCCGTTGTAACAAAGAACGTATGAAGCGTAAAGCAATGCGAGCAATGGTTCATTACGATGAGGCTTTTAAACTTGCTGACCATATGGCCAGTTGTTCTTGTTATTCGTGCTGTAACCCCAGGCACAGCGGTTATAATAAAATAAAAATAACTATTCCCGAATACCTACATGAATTAAGTTTATACGACCAAATATCAGAATTGGATAATGTGTTTTATAAAATAAAAAATAGAAAAAAGAATAAAAAGGTAATATACTAAATAAAATAAAGTGTTAGATAATAAAAATAAAAATGAAAAAT